CCGTATATGAATATACAACATTAGCAGGATCAACGTAATCAACCTTAACACCATTGGCCATGTCGAAGGAATGTTTAACCATTCCAAGGCCCAAGACTGTAATGTCATAATCAACCCGTTTGCGAACCTCATCATAGCGGTTCTTGTCGAGCAAAGTGTGTATAGCTTCTTCTTCTGCAATTTCAATGCTGGGCTTGTAGTTGATCTGCATGTACAGGTTCAACTCTTGATCGCTACCTGGAAGCTCATCGGGAGGAACGCTAAACGCATCCAATCCAAATGTTTCTTTAGCTTGCAGCAAGAAATCCTTAGCCACCATATCGGCCTCGACCATGTCCTGATACTGAGAACGCTTCTCTGCGCTCATAGCATCCTGGGCATAGGCCTTAACCGTAAACAACCTATCGGCCATTCCATTGACAACAATGTCAACGAACTTAGGAATGATAGGAACAGGCGTCCAGTCAAGGTTCATATAGGACAAGTCCCCGTCCACCGCCAACTCGTTTTTGTACTTTCCAACGGGCTGCTCGCCACGTGCGTACAAACGGAGTTTGTGAAACTGAATCCATTGATCGTAATAGCGGCATGAACCGCCACCATTCCTGAACCACTCGTATTGGATGCTTTGGCCCACTTTCAGGCCATACTCCTCCGACGCCTTCTCAGCGTCGGTAGCAAGTTGGTTCGGAAACGATACGTATGGAAGAATTATTTTCTGATCCGCCATTGTTTTCTGCAAAGATAGGGCTATTTCCTTATCTCGCTAATATACCCTTTATTTGAATACGTAGGAAACTTGATACTAATCTTTGGATTTTCCTTCTTCGTATCCAATATAAACTTTTGGTTGGCCATCAGTGCTAAACCACTGCTGATTGCTGCGTCATACTTTGTACGATTGTTGATATCAAACCGTGCCCAATCTTGCAGTGTTCTTGAGAAATACATATTCCCAATCTCATCAGGCTCTCTGTACGTTCCGTCCATATCAAAGCCCACATACTTCTCGATGTACGCCTCAATAGACGTTGCGTGAGCCTGTTTCACGTCCTCAGATGAGTTGGGTATACCTCCGAGTTCTTTCTCGGTCTTAGAGAGCATGTTTAACTTTCTGTCTGGTCTGTTCATTGAGAACGGCCTGTAGCCTCTCTCCTTGAGATAGTACAACAGACGAGCCTTGTTGTTCTCCGCTAAGATTGGCATGCCATAGAAGTGTACGGCCATTAGTATCTCCTCGAAGAATATCTCTGCCGTCTGTGGACGTGCGACATACTCCAAGAAGAACGTATTGACAGGTCCATCATCCATGTGGAACTTCGTCATACCATGAAGAGCCCCAGCAGAGCCACGGCCAAACGTAACAGCAGAAATATCATACGGATCACAGCCGAACGACCCAAGGTGCTCATTTCCAGGATACTTTAGTCCGTTTCGACTGATGACGTTGTTTCGTTGGTGCTGTGCCGGTAACCAAGAAACGAGAAATCTACCACTGGGGTCAGGCGTCCAAATGACTTCCGTGTCTTGCTTGCCATCACGCCAATGGAATCGGCCACGTGTGAGAACACGTTCTTTAATAAGCGTATCATTATAATCTATCTGTTGGTATATCTTGGTTAGGTTGAACAGAGAGTTCTTGCTCTCGTCACGGAATGCATGTGCCTCTGTGCGTGGGAACTGACGATAGAATTCGTTGAGTGCGTCAGAGTCGCTCTTGAGTGACTGCACCTCGTTGTTCCAATACTCAACCACTCCGATGTCCACGTAGTTGCCCTCTGAGTTCACAGCCTCTTCTCCTTCTACCTCAAAGATTGGCCATCCGTACTCATCAAAGTACCCTTCGAAGTTCCACTCCATAGGAATGAATAGGCCATACAGACCACTCTTGGTCTGCCCGTTCTTGTTGCGGTTTGATGGCTGAGAATCCTCGTATAGTTTCTTGAAGTTGTCACCACCCTTGTCAAGTGCGTTACAGGTAGATCCCATCATGCACTTACCGATGATCTTGCTACCCAAGCGAAGACAGGTCTTTGTTACACGCCAGTTGTTTAGGATGTTGTTAGGCTTCTCCCACTTACCACTCTCGTCATGGATCAGCATGCGCATCTTCTCACCGTCATAGCTGTTGTCGTCTGTGTTGCGCCAGTCTATAGTGGTATCAAGACCCTCAAGGTCCTCCTCTTCTCTGTTGTCAATGTTCTTGCGTGTAATCTTAGACGCAGGGACACGGTACGCCAGCTCTGTCTTTGGCTTGTCCATACCATCTTGTATGGGCTTGAAGAAGAACGGGTAGTTAATAGAGATAGGCACGACCTTGTCCGTGAACATCTTCTTTGCGTCAGCACCTGTCTTAGATAAGATACCGAAGCGAGAGTCACGGGTAATGGTACCTTGGTTCACCATCTCTGCGCTCGACATGAACGAGAATCCAGATCGACGGTTCTTTAGGTAGCACATGCCAAAGCTTCTTGTGTCAGCCTTGCACGCCTCCCAAAATATGTAGAATATGCGGTTGGCCTCACGAAAGTCCGGGTGTCCAACGTCAATCTTTGTCCACTGCAGATACATATAGTGGCTGCCTGTAATATAGGTCGGCACACCATTGTTCATGAACCAATGCCCGTTGTCACGCCTATCAAACTCACGCTCGATATAGTCCACCCACTTGGCCTTGAACGCATTGTCACGTCTGTTCCATTCAAAGATGCTCTTGATCTTGTCAAGCTCCTTCGGCATGCTAGCGGGCTCCCACTTGTTCGGGCCTTTCTCAAGTTTGTCAGGAGCCTTTGGCAATGCCACCTTCAGGCCATTGATGTCGTATACCTCTCCAACGGTTCCGTCACGAGAGATAACCACAACGTCATGGTCTTGGTTGTAGCCATAGTCCCAATGCTTGCGCTTGGGTAACTTGATGTCCGTTATTTCGTAGAGGCCGTAGTTCACTTGCTACGTCTTTCTGCAAAGCCTTTGGTGGATGTGATGGACTCAGACACGACAGCCTCTTCTGCCGTGAGGAGGTTCCGTTCTTCGTCTATTCTACGCAGGATGTCAAATGCATCCATGATAGCCAGGCGCTTGGCTGCAGCAGCATTCTTGAGCCTGTCGGCAGACAAGTCGCTCTCAATGTCACCTGTCACTATTGGCTCTTTGGCCACTTTGATCAGCTCCTTGACAGCGTGCTCGCCAGCTGTGATGATCTCCTCTTTTAGTTTTCTTGTTTGAGACATACGTTTGAGTCATACATTCTGTACAAAATCCTATCGTCAATCCTGAACTCATACTCAGAATCAGGCTGAAAGGATATAATATCTCCGCTGGACAAACCAAGCTCACGCAATCTATCGTTAGGATACACGATAGAGCCCCATAGAGCGACGTTCTCGCCCTTCTTGGATACAAGGGTGTCTTCCTGTACTTTGATTGGCTCTACGAAGCAATAACGGCCTACAGGCTCCCAGTCTTCGTTTGGATGCCGATATGCATATAGCTGCATATCGTCAAGATAGTATAGGTTTTCACGAATGAATGAGTAGGAGTCAATCTCCTTTCCTCTCATATCAAACATCTTACGAAAAACATTATGGTGAACAATGACGTCATCACCAATAGCGATAGGGCCGCCATATCCGAAGGGGACATTGACGACCTTTGCGAGCCTGTTTGTAACGGTGTGGTCCTCTTGCGAGGTGCTAATAATAAACTCTTTGTCTCCGTAGCTTCTGGTATTAGTGTACCTTTTCCCATCAACAGGCTCTACCACAAAATAGTAGAGCGATTGCATATATTAAAATTCGATATTGTATTCAACTGAGCACGGCATGTTTACCGTGAATGACTTCCATAGGAAGACCTCTTTATCTTTTTCAATCCACACCTGGAACTCTCCTTCTGTAGTCCTACGAATGTGGTTGATCGTATACGAACCAGAAAGGACCGATTGGCCCTTTACATAGTTCATAGCGTTTTTGTAGTCAGATCCGATTGAAATTTTGCGAATGTCCATATTACACTTGGCTTATGACAACATTCAAGTGGTCAAGAGTTACGTTTCTTGCTCCACTAGAGTTCTTAACCCAAACTTCAACATAATCATTTGTCGACATCTGAATCAATGTTTGAATGGGCGTAGCGGCGCCTTTTCCACCGCTAGACAAAGTCACGTCCTGCTCGCTCTCTGGAAGGAGAATCCCGTTCTTGAAAAAAGCAAAATGAATATTGTCGTTGTTAGATCCAGACACAGTAACGATTCCAGTTGCAGAAAATACCTTTGTTGTTGCCCCTCCGTATGTAACGCGGTTGTTAGTGTGAGTCAAACCATCTTGCGAATATCCTTCGGTTG